CAACCTCACCTACTGGTGCCCACAACTGCCGCCGTCACCGCGCACCCCTTCCCCGCCGCCTGCGCCCGCTCCTACCACGCCTTTACTAGTCGTTGCGGCGCCACTGACGTCGCCAACTCCTTTGATTCCAACCGATGCATTGCTTTCGCCACTAGCTGTACCTTGGACACCATGGCCAGAACCATCGCCTGCCCCTTCGACGCCGATCGCGTTGCCAGCTGCGCCGGTACCCTTGACGCCAGATCCGCTTGAAGAGCCACCAACGCCCTCGACGCCTGGCTGATCCGTACCGCCAGTGCCCTTGATGCCCTCGGACATCTCGAGCTTCTTGCTCGTCTTCGACACCTTGCCGACTTGTGTCGGGTTGCGGTTGTCGTACCAGCGCCTTGATTTTCCTCGACGACCTTGAACAGGATTTCGGCGCCGCCATCACCGGTAGCTTGGCCGCCGGAAGCCGTGAGGTCGCCTCCGTCGAGATCTGTGCCGGCGCCCGCGTCGACTCCCTGAACGACAAAGTCAGCTGCAGTCGCGCCATCGATCATCCGCTCATTGAGCCACGCGAACCATTTGTAGGCTACCCACTGCAGCCAGTTCATCTTGCGGCCCGGTGGTTTTTTCTGGACTTGCCAGCCAGTGTCCTTCTCTCCGGAAGACGGCTCGAGCGTACGATTTGCGTCCGTCGCCCACCGGGCAACTTTTGTTGGTTTGGTCTCTGCCATTTAGATCACCTCGGCATCTGCCCACGAACCGCCATCGCCGTGGACTGCGACGTTATCGATCGTTACGTCAGACGCGCCTTTGTTCAAGAATTTGATTGCGGTCGATGTACCGACGGCGACAAATTCGATTAGGTACGAACCCTCGGCAGTATATTGCGCAACGAAAACCGAGCCGGAATTACCCTCGACCCGCAAAGTGCCGGATACGCGTTTGGTCAAGTCGAACGATAGCGCATACGTCTCGCCGATGACAGTCGTGACCGATTGCTCCATCGATACGATGGTGGCGCTATCGCTGTAGAGATTTGCTGCTCCAGTTCCCGTACCGCCGTGCCCCTCGTTCGGCGCGACCTCGGAGACTTCTCTATTCGGCGGCGACTCGCCGGTTACGGTCCAGTTGTCTGGGTCATCACCTGTCCAATTGTCAAAGCTGCCATTGGTTTGCAGCTCCTCAGCGAAACCCTTGTCCGCGTCTGTCTGCGCTGTATCGCCGTCTGCGAAGCTGAACGTGTTGTCGTCGTCCACTTTCGTGTACTCGAGATAGGCTCGCACGCCCGCCGCTTTGCTCAGCTGCTTGGCGATCACCGAAGCCGTTTCTGTGAACGCGTCGGAAACGACGACGTCGAAGGCAGCGGGGAACCATTCGACGATCTCAAAGCTGTTGGAAATCAACAGCGGGAGGATCGTCGTGTTGTCTGGGATGGTGCCGCTCGACAGGTTGAATCTGATCTTGGCGCGGATCGCTGCACGATAGTCGGTGTCGTCGAGCCCGAGTCTTTCGACGCCGACGATCTCGCCTAGCCCGTCGAGCTGCGCGCCGACCGCGGTATCGAGCCAGCGATCCTCCATCAGATCGAAGAACACAGCCTCGAGCTCTTGGAGCTGGTTGACAAACGCAGTCAGAAACGCTGCGAGTTTCGGCTTGCCGCGAAACTGCTCGACTGGCAGCAACACTGCCTCGTCCACATGCGTTGTCTTCTCGGTCAGCGTCATGTTGCGTACACGTCCACGTCCCCTGTGTCCCAGGTCGAGATCTCCCTGGAGCCGATCACTAGGTTGACGCTGGCAGTCGGCGGGTCCGAGAACCCGATCTCGATATTCGTCACGTCGATGATCCCAGCCACGTTGTACACATAGTCGTAAATTCTCGAATGGATTACATCGTCACCGTCGCTTAGCGTCGCGCCATACGCGACTACCTGCGCTTGGATTTGAGCGTCGCCGTCTGCCGGATAGTCGTCTGAATCGACAGTAGCGAATACCTCGACGTAGATCGCTTTCGGTGTCGGCCTCGTCGATCCAATGAGGTGTGCGATTCCCTGCGTATCTTCGACGATCACGTTAATGGCACCATGCGCCTCGATGCCAGCGGCTTTGGATTCAAAGATCGTCTCGGCGATCTCTTGATCGTTGGATGTCAACTCGCTAGTCGGGAAGCCGAGAGCGGTATTTGCCGTGCCGCCCGTGACTTCGATCTTGCTCGTCGTGCCAGCTGAGTCTGTCTTGATGTTGACGAATGTGTCGGGCCCGACAGACACGGCTTCTGCGGTCACCCCGGTCACGTCCGTGTTGATCACTGCTGCGACTTCCGCGGCCGTCGCGTTGTCGATGTCGGAAAAGTCACCTGTGTTGAACGTGGCCGTCTGAACGGCTCCGTCGTCCACCTTGACTGTCAATGTCTGACCATCGTCTAGATCGTAGGTCTCCGCGTTGGCATTGACGACAGACGCCGAGTAGCCACTGCCGCCGCCGGCCTGCTCAAGCACCACAGACTCAAACGCCTTGGCTGGCACACCGTCGCCGTCGGTGACCATTGTCACGTTTTCGTAGACTGTCGCATCGGCGACGCCATCGAGTGCTAGAAGATCGGCACGGATCGCCTCTACGGTCGCCGCGCCAGCCACGCGCAGCAACTGCTCGCGTCGCAATCGGAAAGCCGCGTCCGTTTCCTCTTCGCGACCGGGCTCAGCGTCTTGTCGGTTCATACCTTCGACGAGATCGGTGCCGAAGCCGATCGCCGCATTGGCGGTACCGCCAGTCACCTGGATCGAACCGCCCGTGCCCTCGGTATCGGTTTCGATCCAGACCTTCCCGCCAGCATCCTCGGCGGTCGCACCAGTGATGTCGGTATTGATCACGGCCGCGATCTCGGCTGCGGTGGCGTTGTCGATATCTGCGAAGTCGCCGGTGTTGAAGGTAGCTGTTTGCTCTGAGCCACCATCGACTTTGACCAGAAGAGTCTGACCGTCATCCAGATCAAACGTCTCCGTGTTACCACTCTTGACCGCTGGTGCACTCGACCAACCACTGATTGGTGTCTGGATCGTATCGATGGCTCCGGCGTTGCCGGCGATCGCGCCGTAGTCTTCTGACTCGGCGTCGACGGAAACCAGATCAACGTGACCCGTAGCATTCGACGCTGCGGCTTTCGTGACGAATCTTGCTCCTTCGGCGCCGACGCTGACGACGCTCCCTGACGGGACGGTCGTGCCGTTGTCCAGATTGAGATCGAGCGAGACCTGGCTTTTCGTTGCGGCTAGTCTCGTCGCCCCGGTGATCGCTGCCACACCATCGAGCGCTGCGCCGCTTGCGCTGTCTGGGTATAAGGCATTGTAGACTGCAAGCGCCACCTCCCACAATTCGCGGAGCTTGCCGGAGAACACACCGATGAGCTGGCCGAATAGTGACGTAGCCAGAACGTTAATGCCTGGATCGATCTCCGCCTTCAGCTCGTTCTCGATCTCAGTCTTGATCTCGTCCAGGGTCTTCTCGTCGAAGCCTGTGCTTTCTAGGCCAGCCATCAGATGATCATCTCCTCGACAAAACTCACGGGCTCGTCGGCCCCAACGATGTCAGCATCAAACTCGATCGTCAACCGCCGGATTGCCCCATCGTATGAAAACAGAAGACTACGCAACGCCTCGACGCCTGGGGTATCGAGTATCGCCTTGCGGAAAATCGCACGCACCACGTTTTCGTTGGGCGCTTTTATCAGAATCTGTTCTAGGTACGGGATGCCGATTCTGGTATCCAGGTACCAGTCCCCCTTCCAGAAGCGCAACCGAGTCGAAAGATGCTGCGCGATCGCATCAGGACCGTCAAGCAATACCAGATCGCCGTTCTCGATCGCGAGGTCTCCGGTCGCCGTGTCGATCTTCAGGTCCACTTCTATCTCGCTGTCTTCACCTTGTTCGATTGGAAGTCTTGGTTGGCGCTGGCAGCCGTGTCAAAGGTTTGGACAGCAGTCTGTTTCGCCGTGGACGTCCCAGCCACGGTAGCCATCGCTCCAGCCATTCCTATGATTAAGGCTGCGGTGTTTGGATACAATGTGCCGAACGGCCCAGTAGGCGCCAGCTCCGAAGCCGCCGCAGTCAACAGAGCAGCGATCGCCGTCCATGCTACAGCCTCAGCAGTAAACTGTGATTTGAGTGAGGTATGCATGCTTGCTTGCTGAGCCCTAAATACAGTCCCAAGTAATAGCTTTTCGATCGGATTCTCTTCGCCGAGAGCGATCTCGGTGCTTTTGTAGTGCGTTTGGATTCCACCGTCCTTGCCGACTACAAGATTCGACGCATGCGCATCCTTGAGCGATTTCGAGAACGGATAGAAGCACGGAAACGCCACGGCGTCCGACAGCGAATGCATACGCGCGTCGACCGGATCGACTTCCTCGCCAGCCTTGGCGGTCCAGGCGTCGATCGATCGCTCATTGAACACGAGCAGCACAAAATCACCTTTGGCGATCGGCAGCGAAAGGAAGAACCCGCCAGCACGCGGGAACATGACTGGGATCTTCGGCACGATCGGCAGAGACTCCGAGATCTCCTCACCGTCGATCGTCGTGAAGCTACGCTTGAGGAGCGGCTTTGCATTGACCCATTGTTCGGCCGCGTTGTACTCCTCGACGCGAGCAGGCAACGCCACGTGCACGTCCATGAGCCGCGCGGTCATCGCCTCGCGTAGTACATCCTCGAGAGTCGGCGAGCGTGTCATAGCGGTTTTGCCTCCACGTCTGTGTACCAATCGGATCCCCATGTGTCGCCTACGTGGGTGACTTTCACTGCCTTGAAAAAACCATTGATCTCGAACTTGCCTCCCACGAGTCGTGCGATGATCTCCAGCCGGCGGCCAGGGAAGATATCTCCGTTGAGCAGGCTCCTGGCCTTAATGACCCCTTTCTCACCGAGCTCAGGTGTACCGACCAAGCCGCTCTCGAGATTGAGAGCCACCGGCAGATCCTCCGTCGTCTCATTCGGCTCGAGCGCCTGGTAGGCACCGCCCTGAACCGATACCTCGAGCCCCACCGTTTTTGCCATCTCCTCGACCACATCAGAGACCATACCAGTGAGCGTCACGCCCTTGGTAAATTCGGTCTTGCCGCCTCTCGCATTTGCGGACTTCGCAACAAACTTGTCCACAAGATTCCCGGCTCCGACTTTGGCGCTTTTCGCAAGAGTTTCAACGACGCGTCGGATGTTAACTCCGGGTGGCTTTAGAGACGCGTTGATGCGAGCAGATCGCACGGCGTAGCTGCCATCACCAGCCTGAAGAGTAGTCACCCAATCCGTTCCTTGCCTGACGGAGCTTCCGTAGTCCATCGTTCCTGCGAAGATCTCGCGCAGTGATCCGAAGTAGCCAGCCTCGATGATCACAGGTTGGTTCTTCGTCTGCATCGCTGCACGACTCTGCTGCGATAGGTTCCAAAGTTGCAACTCGGCCTTGTTCACGCTGCGCGTGTTTGTTTTCTCGACCTTGAACGCCATTCGTAGTGTGGGCTTAGCGACGTCCTCGACACCTTCAGGCCGCGATGCTACGCGCCACGTGCCAACTGTGACCGCAACGTCTCTGTTGAAAAGCTCGGCCACTAGATTTCACCCTCCTCGGCATAGACGAGCGAGATACCATCACCGAGAGCTTCCAGCCCGGGATCTGGCTCCAAGGTTGTCGGGCTGAGTGCCATCAGCTGTCCCGGTGGCCTGCGAATATCCGCTATGCGTTCAAGTAATGGAAAATTGGACACGATTTTGACGCCGGAACGGATTACCACACCGGCCTCGTCGGCGATCGATAGGTACCAGACCTGCTCTCGCTCATTGAACTGCATCGTGAATCTATACAACGTACCGTCAAGCTCGGCCTGGAACGTATAGGCGCCAAGATCCGTTCTAGTTGGTATGACAACCACTGCCATTATCTACCAGTCACAGCGCCGACTATACTGCGTCCTACGCTGCGGACCCTCTCTGCTGTTACAGCATTGGTTTCTTTCGGCACGACTTTGCCCAACGACTTGCTCTTGCTGTTGCCACTCGCGATTGGAATCGGCTCGGCTGTCACTTGCGATTCAACAGTGACCACTTGACGCAACGAGAGCGTCGCGTTCAGCACGTTGCCAGTCGAGGCGTCACGGTCGACGGCAAACGACGTGATCGCCATATCCTCGTACTCGCGCAACTTGGTCACGACCGTCACGAGCTGGCCGGCATCCATCACGCGCTGAATCTCTTTGTAGGCCGCGTCGGCTCTCTCGGTTGGCCGCGTCAGGTCCCCTTCGATTGGCGACGTGGCCCTTAGACTCGGCAGATAGACGAGGGGTGTATCAGAGACGATGCCGTTGATATCGATCTCTTCTGGTTGCGGGCGGATGTGATCGCTGACGTCAATACCAGCCTCGACGGGATGACTCGTCACTTCGTTGCTCTTCCGATGCGATTCGCTGATCGTGGCGTCGAAGTTGACCAGTCCAACTCGGACTTTCGATTTTGGAAAGAGTAACGTCAGCGGCATCGGTCATCTACTTCGCTGGGGTGAGCGCCGCCTGAGCGCCTCGATACTGCAAGATCATTCTCTCGTCGACTTGTTGCGCGACTTGGCTTCCAATCTCCTCGGCCGTCGCCCCGGTCCTCGCTTGGACATCGACGGAGATCGTCGTGCGTGGTGCGTTAACGATCTGTGTCCCGCCGCCTGGCGCGGCTCGGGCCACAGCTGGTCCCGGAGATATGGCGGCGCCGATCTCAGCGAGCCCGCCTCCACCAGCGATTGTTCCGGCGATCCTGGCGCCAGCACCAAGCAGTCTACCGACGAGAGTTTTCTCCTCAATGTACTGCCCAATCTTGATGAAGGACTGCTTGATAAACTCTACGATGGCTTTGACTGCGCCGATCGCCTTGTCCCTGTAGAACTCCCAAGCTGTGCCGAGATCGAAGATGAAGAGCTCACCTTCCGCCATCGCACTGAACAGACCGCCAAGCGCCTCGTCAATGGCGCCTATCACCGATTCGCCTTTCTGTTGCCAGACGAGGAAGTCGTCGATGATCAGTGCGATCAATCCGATGAGTAGGAGAATCGAACCAGCAGGCAGTGCGAGAATTAACGCAAGCGCCCCGGCGATACCAGCGATCTTCAGGAAGCCAGCCGAAAGAGGATCCAGTGCTTTGGCCCAATCGATAAACGCTTGAGTGATGCGTATGGCTAAGCCAAAAAGACGGCCGACGCTTTCCGCGAGTCGCCGCACGAACGTACCGAGCTTCTGTCGGATCCATTGTTTGTTAGCCTTAATCCAGCCTACGAAAGCCTTTCCAGTCTTGATCATTCCAGGAAGCAGCTCTTTCGCGATCGTATTCTTCACGACATCCAGCGCTTTTTGCATCCTCAGTTGAGTATCGGTCCAGTCGACTCCGTAGCCGATCAACTCCTCGTCAATGAAGCCTAGCTCACGCGCCTCCTTTCGCTGCTCCATGATTGCATCTGTGCCCTGCATTAGCACAGGTATGAGCGCGGTACCCCCGCGACCGAGAAGTTTCTGGGCGATAGCCGTCCGCTCCGTATCTGTTTTTAGGCGCATCATAGCGTCGCCCATTTCGGGCAGTAGCTCTTCGGCGGACTTCAGTTGGCCATTGGCACCACGCGTATTAATACCGAGTCGCTTGAATTCATCGGCGTACGTTGCAGTCCCATCAGCGGCCTCAACTACGCTGTATTGTAGTCTCCGGATCGCGATCTCAAACTCACTGAGCGTCGTCCCTGCGAGACCAGCGACGAATTCGTATTCTTGTAGGACTTGGGTGCTAATGCCAACCCGTTTTGACATTTTGTCGAACGTATCCGCAGCCCGGGTAACTTCGTCGACAGTTCCCCTAATGGCTTTGGCAACACGCCCGGCGACCAAGACGCCGACCACAGCCGTCGCCGCTTTCTTCAGTTTGCCAAAGCCCTTGTCGGCTTTGTCGAAACCCTTCTTGTCGACCTGGAATCCGAAGCGGGATATGAGCTCTCTGACGACTGGCATACTACACCTTCGGCATGCGCGGCATGGCGAGCCGCTCCGCTTCTTCCTTGATGTCTAGCGCTTCATTCGCGTCCCAGACTTCTGTGAGATCATAATGCGTATCGATCTCCTGCAGCGTCGCAACGCCATTGATCACTAGTCTCCAGAAGCGCCAGTCGAGATGCTCGGGGATACTGACCCCAGGGTTTCCTTGATGCCGGCTAGCAGCTGGCCTAAACCGCCTGCCGAGTCGCCGAAAAAATCCGAGAACTGAACCTCCAGGGCAAACGCGAACCATTTGAACATCGCGCCGATCTTGCCTTTGAACTGCGCATCGAAGACGCCACGCAGCTGGATCGTCTTCTCTCCGCCGGGGCTGATTGTCGTGACATCGGTCAGCGCATCCATGATCCAGTCCAGATCCTCGTCGCTGATCCGGTCAGTGAATTCGCGGACGATCGGGCCGATGGCTGCAGAGAGTTTCTCGTCATCTCTGGTGAACGCCTCGCCAAGCGACGGCCCAAGTACCTGGAAGATGCGCACGAGGATCTTGCGCGCGACCTTCGGCGGCAGCATGTAGACGGTATACAGCGTCCCATCGATCGTCTTTGACTTGCTGTCACTCTGGGACATCAATTGCCTCCGTGCAGTTGGACAAGCTCCTCGGTCTCGAAGATCCATTCACGCGTCGCGGCACCGTCACGGCCGAACTCAGCTGCAGGCGGTTTGCGGATCCATGCATTCTCGGCTTCGTAGATCGACGTCCCCGATCGATCCGCGATAAGCAGCGGGCCAATCGCATCGCCGGCTGGCGTGTTGATGTCGATGTTGTGCTGCGCCGAGAGCAGCAGATTGATCGGGCTCGACTGCGCGAGCATCACGGTAACTGTTCCGCTCCGGTTGTTCGACTTCGCGCGTGTGCCCTCGCCGTCCGTACCGACACTCAGCGCAAACGAGTCCTCGTTCTGCTCCACAGTCACAAACGAGCCGTCCGCGAATCCACTTAGCGGACCGACAGGCCCCCAGATGATCGCGACTTGCGCAGGGTCGTAGTTTCTCAGCGTCATGACTCAACTCCTCAGACCGAGATCACGCCTTCGATCTTCAGCGAATGGATTGCACCGGCAAGCGTCGCCTCGAATTCCACATCCGGCAGATAGCGCGCCGACTTGTCTGCGTCCGAGATGTCGGCGACCGCTGGCACCGTGACCGTCGGCTCTGGGAACGCCGCCAAGAAATCGTTGCCGATGCCCTCGCGGATTTGAGCGCGGACATCCGCCTCGATGACCCCGACACCGATATCCGTGAACGGCACCTTGTCTTGCGAGGCGAGACGCCCAAAGATCCGCTCTTGCAGCCGCGCCCGGAACCAGTCGGTGCCGCGCGTGATGTCGATGAACTCTCCGGCCGAAGTCCATCCATCTTGTGTGATCGACACGCCCGAGATCGACGTGTAATAGTTGCAATACTTGCCGCGGATGTAACCTTCCTCCGAGCCAGAGAGCGTGTAGACCGGGATGCCGGCCAGCGTCTTGAACTTCCAAGTCACCGAGCCTGGATCCTTCGGCAAGAGCTTCCCGCACCACGCGGCACCCGCGAACTTGTATGGCTCCGGATGGAAGATCGGAGCGGTACGCGCATAGGCGCTTGTCGCAAGCACGCTAGCCACGTCATCAGTTGCCGACGTCGCGATCGCATCGTCGCCGGAGCTGACCACCATGACTTTCTTGAGCGCCTCGATCGCAGCTGCTGCTGCGGTAATGACTGCCTTACTGTGGTTGGTGATGTGCAGTGAGTACCAATCGTTGTTCTCGTTGATGACTGCCGCGAGATCCGTCGCGAGAGTGGGCGAGCCGTCTGGCGTGTTGTCAATGCGCGTCAGGAGTCGCCGCAGCTGGATCTTGAACGTGAACCAATCGGCAACCGTGTTGGCCTCGATGTCAAAATCAGTCTCAGTGCCGGCCCCACCGTTCGCCGTCACCGTGACATTTTCACTGAGTGCGTCTATGGCGGCCTTGAGACCAACAACGATTTCGGGCACTGTTGCCGTGGCATCCGACGTGAACTTGGCCTCCTTGCCGTTCACATAGACGATGTAGTCGGTCGAGTTTTCCGGCGTCGTCGGCGTGACTTTGAGGATCTTCTTCGCTGTACCCGTCTCCCGCCCGAGGATGATCTTGTTCGGCCGCGGATTCTGCGAGAGGACCGCGGTAGCCGCGAGATACGCTGGATCGCTCGTGGCAAAGCCATCCGTCACCATGTCGGCAAGCGCAGTGCTCGCCGAATATTCCTTCGTCATGGTTGCGAAGTTGGTGTGGTAACTCATGATCAACGGCGTGCCGAACCCGACTTGCGAGATCGGTACGGTCTGCGTTGTGATGACTACGTTGACAATATCGTCAAGGGCCATAGCTAGCCTCCATACTCTTCTTTGTTCAGGCCGAGACTCGTAGACGAGATCTCGACCGTCTCGATATACCCAAGGTACTCGGCCACGTTAGAGGCGAGGCCGAAACGCACGTCCATGTTGCAACGCGACTCGTATGCGTCCTCGAGTAGCGCGTCTATGTTCTGCACGGTACCCTCATCGATCACGGACACGCCAGCCGCCCGTAGACTTGCCAGCACCGATGGCAAGCCAAGCGCCGACTGCGCGAGCGACATCAGGTGCTTCGCGTTCTTCGTCGGGTCTCGAGAGTCTGGCTTCTCGACGTACGTCTGGCACGAGACAGTCATCTCGCGCAGACCGCTCGCTTCGATCTCGACCTCGTGACCAAGATCGTTGTTGGCGAAAGACATCTGGTCACCGTCGTAGTCGTCGGTGAGCTCGAGCGCGAATTTGACACCGCCATCACCAACGATATCCAGGTCGGTCCCGTTGTCCGTCGCGGTCACCAGCTGAGCGCCAGCGTTGATCGCCGCGGTGAGN